GAAAATTGGACCCTGATTCGCAGGTCGGGGTAGTGATCCTTTCCAATTAAATTATTTTATGAAAGATGAGGAACTTATCATGAAAAACACTACTTCTAAGGCAATCACCAACAACATCAACGTAAACGCTGTACTTCATTTCGATCAAGCTGCTAAAGGTGTTCACGCGCTCCTTCAGGGGCTCGCGGTAGCGGCACCATCCGCTGTATTCAGATCGGAAATTACTCGTTTTAGTGTATTGGCTACCCATAGAGGGTTACCAGTGATTCGCGCTAATCAATCTCCTATCACTGACACTCAGCATGATTTCTCCTATGAGATCGGCAGTGTGCCTTCTGTAGTAGATCCTTCCTACTATTCCGGTAGTATGGAAGCTCTCTTGGCTAATACTATCCCCTCTTTCGCTGCATTGGCGAAAACTATACCGTGCAAGTTGGAAGAGGTTGACTATCAAGAGTATGATAGTCGGCAAGTGATCCTATCCACACTGCGGGATTTATACGTTCCTACCGAGCAGTTTTTCGAGTTTGAGAGGGTCGGTGACCTTTCTTTCATTCTGTCTCAGAATGAGAAAAGTGACTTATTGGCCAGCGCCATTAAACTCGTGCAGTTCGATACCAATGCTCGTCTTTGGAACCTGTGTGCTTTAGTTTGGTACGGTCGTAAGATCCGTAAGAGCATACAGTCGACTCTTGCCATCTGCCAATCGCGGATGGAAGTGCTCTCGGAGGACGTAGCTTCCCTCATAGCACAGTTTGGACGAAAGCTTGACGAGTTCGAGCAACTATTTGTTGCTTTGACTGCGGTGCACACCACAACAAAACATCTTCTGGCTCAAAGAGCTCAGCGAGAACAGGAACAAGCAAAACAGAATAAGCAGAATAAAGTTGACAAAACTACTCCAGTAGCCGTCGACTCTGCAGTTCTGAAATCGTTGATGGACTTGTTCTGAGAGGTGCTGCACTTATGAAAATTCGATATATCACTCCTGAACAGCAGAAATGGTTGGATGAAACAGGCCAATGTCGGTTGTTCTATAAGAAGTTCACTCGCGACTTCCGTGAACTCTTACCAAGACACGTGAGATCGCCGCAAGACGATCCTACGGCTTTTATCAGACAGTACGTCGAGGTTACTAACGAAGCCCTGTCCAATGGGCATCGACCTTACACTGAGCTCCAAATCGAGAGTCTCAGCAAGGTAGGGCGACAAGGTGGTTGCTTCCCACTGGAAAAGCTCCAAGAGCTAGTCCTTCCTTACTTTGAGCGTTACACTGATGCACCGATGATAGTAGCTCCTGAGCTGCTAGCAGCAAGAGATTACTTGCTAGAGCGTGTGCGTGATCGTATACACTCTCATGGCGGTATCTCCTATGTATCATTCCGACCTTCAAGCAAGGCGACTTTCGCTGGTTTGAGAACTGCTGGGAAGCGTGGAACCTTCAACTCGGAAACAGTCGGTTTTACCTTATGGCGACACCCTTTACCGGCTATGCCTGGCGAGAGGTTCATGCGGAACTCCCCGCGATCGATTTTCATGTTGGCCAATGCTGACTACCGTTACATGGAAGCAGAGTTCACCCTGGTACGGCATTGGTTAAGATCAGAATTTCCAGAGTACTTTTCTGCCTGGCTCAATCCGAATCGCTTGTTGTACCCGCAACTGGCTCGGTGGAGTCGCTCAACCAAGCATTTCCTTTCGATCGAGGAAGACTATGTAAAGATGGATACCTACTTCAGTTTTGCGCTAGTGGCTGAGTTGCTGTTTCCTATTTACGAAGAACTACTTCAAGAACGCTTTCTTAAATGGGCGTGTTACGTGGAGGAGTCCTTTTCTGCTCCAGTTTATTGGGGGGAATATTTGTGGGAAGGTAACCACAATCTTCTCTCCGGACTACCTTACACTAATGATTTTGAAACTCTTTACTCCGTTATTCTTCAGCTAGCAACGGTATTAAAAGAAGGTCTTAGTGATTACGTAATATTAGCTTTGGGCGACGATCTTACGCTCCTGTCTAGAGTAGGCAAGACTCGTGCACTGAGGATGCATGAGGATATGCTCAAATGGACTAGTACGGTGCGTCTGAAGCTACATGATGATGAGAAAGCGCGCATCTCAGAAACCGATATTCGGTTTCTAAGGCGGGTGTATTATTCCCGTTTGAAGCACCCGCTTGGCCTAGGCGAGGGAGCCTACCCTTCAGCCCTGTGCTTAAACAATATCCTTCAGCCCGAAGAATTGCAACATACAGCAGTTAACGCTCTAGCTGCTGACTTGCAGCGCTTAGATGGGTGTATCTCTAGCCCAGATTACCCATATTTGATGCAGATGTACGCACGTCTGCTCACTCCTGACGCTATTTCCACTTTTCGAAATAGTGATTCAAGCGCCGTTAGCTTAGAGGCTGACTGGTGGGATCAGTTATACGGGACGACGTGGAACCTTGACTCGTCGTATTCGGCTATTAACTTGCGCCGACTGATCTCTTCTCTTTAACAAGAGGATTACCTAAGTCACTATAATAGCC